GCCGCTGGTTATCAGAGAGGTGACGATGAATTATCGTGATGCAGCATGGGAGATATTAAAAGAACTCCGACGGGCGGAGGAAATTCACCCCGAATGGCCTGCCGATCCGATCCACCAGGTCGCAATCATGGCGGAGGAGGCGGGGGAATCTATCAGAGCCGCACTCCGGGTGAGGTACGAGGGGGCGAGGATGGATGAACTGCGAACGGAGTTAATCCAGACCGGCGCGATGTGTATCCGGTGTCTGATAAACCTTAAACCAAAGCTAGAGGAAATATAACCTATGAGCATAATTAATAATGGCGGTGCAGCGTTCCCTAGCGAACAGGGGCACACACCTGATGGCACATGGAATCAGACTTACGAATCAGGTATGTCACTACGGGACTATTTCGCAGCGGCAGCGTTGCAAGGCATGGCAGCGTCCGAATATTGGTCAAGAAACTTCGATACTAACCCGAGGACACTATTGATTAATGCGGCAGAAGTGGCATATGCAGCAGCCGACGCAATGCTGAAAACTAGGAGGAACGTTGAAGATGAGCGCATTAAATGAGCAACATGGCGGAGATCATTATAAGAAATTGGGGATGTATCAACCGTGGCTCGTCCTGTCGAAATGGCTCACCCCGGAGGAACTGAAGGGGGCCGTTAAAAAGGACGTGATATCGTACCTCGCCCGCGAAGCCGACAAGGGAGGGCGGATGGATATCGAGAAGGCGTTGCACACGTTACAAATTTACCTTGAACTGACGGAGGATGCCGATGTTGATATGTGACCACGCAAGCCCGGAATGTCCCGCAGGATGCCCCTGCGTTGCCCCTCATCCGTACTCCTTTATCATCTATGGTACGACACGGTGTATCGAGTCTGAGATGTGCCCACATGTGTTGCAAATCGTTAGGTGTGTGGAGGTGGAAATCAATGATGAATTATCATGACTTTTTGAAATGCAAACAAATTGTTACCGATCCAACTGGTTTTGAGATAAACGGTGGAGAATTGCCAGACAATCTGTATGGATTTCAACGGGATCTGGTGACATGGGCATGCGCGAGAGGTAAATCCGCGCTATTTACCATGACCGGAACGGGCAAAACAGCAATGCAAGTTTCGTGGGCTGATGCAGTATGCCGTGAAACTGGTGGCACTGTTTTGATATTGGCGCCATTGGCTGTCGCAAAACAGACCGTTCATGAGTCTAAGAAATTCGGAATCAGCATAAAATATGTTCGAGACTGGTCTGAAGTGAATCGTGGCGTCAATATTACCAATTACGACATGCTGCATCATTTTGACAACGTGAAGATTGATGGGATCGTTTTAGATGAGTCATCGATATTGAAATCGTTTTCAGGCAAAATCCGCAATGCAATAATAGATCGTTCGCAAGGTATCCCTTTCAGGCTAGCATGTACTGCAACGCCAGCTCCGAATGACTATATGGAGCTAGGAAACCACGCTGAATTTCTAGGTGTAATGAGTTACAACGAAATGCTGGCCACGTTCTTTGTTCACGATGGTGGAGAAACAAGCAAGTGGAGATTGAAAGGTCATGCTGAGGATAGTTTCTGGAAGTGGATGGCGTCGTGGGGATGCTTTCTAAATAAGCCATCAGATCTCGGATATTCAGATGATGGGTTTTCTTTGCCTCCACTGATTGATCATCAGCATATTGTGAACTCTTGCCCGACTGAAGGGGCATTGTTTGCTTTTGAAGCTAAAGGACTGATGGAACGTCAACAGGCTAGACGTGCATCACTCGATAAACGAGTGGCAAAGTGCGCCGATGTAGTCAACGGTAGCGACAAGCCTTTCCTCGTATGGTGCGATCTCAATGCAGAAGCTGATGCACTTAAGAGATTAATACCTGGCTCTTTGGAAATACGTGGAACCGACAAACCAGAATGGAAAGAATCATTAATGCTAGACTTCGCTGATGGAAATATTCCTGTCTTAATCACTAAACCGGAAATAGCCGGATGGGGCATGAACTGGCAGGTATGTAGCAACACTGCATTTGTAGGGCTATCTGATTCTTTCGAAATGATGTTTCAAGCGACAAAACGATTCCATCGCCACGGCCAGAAAAACGCCGTCAACCGTCACATTATTATCAGCGAAGCAGAGGGTAGCGTCTTGCAGAATATTATGCGTAAGGAGGCTGATTTCATGCGGATGATCGGTGAAATGGTGGAGCATACCAAGTCGATTTTTAGCGGCAACATTGGGAAACTTGCGCGAATGCAAGATAGTTACGATGCAAATACTAAGATTATTATGCCGACATGGATGGGAGGATCGAAATGATAAAAGACCAGTACATATCTGAAAAAGCTGCATTGTATTGCGGGGACTGTATAGAAGTGGCACGGAACATTCCAGATAATAGCATCCATTTCTCTGTATCTAGTATTCCGTTTGCTAGTCTTTACACTTACTCTAATAGCGAACGAGATATGGGCAATTGTCGCAACTATAATGAGTTTGCCGAACATTTTTCCTACATGTTAAGTCATTGGCATCGGATAACCATGCCGGGGCGTCTGGTATCCATCCATTGCATGAACCTTCCAACAACGATACAGCATCATGGATACATAGGTATACAGGATTTCAGGGGCGATATAATCCGGTGGATGCAGGACGCAGGATTTATATATCACAGTGAGGTTGTTATCTGGAAAGACCCTGTAACAGCCATGCAGCGCACGAAGGCGCTAGGACTGCTATATAAGCAGATAAAAAAGAACTCTTGCATGTCACGGCAAGGGATACCTGATTATCTTGTATCATTCCGAAAGCCAGGGGACAACCCTGAACCCGTAACACACACTGACAATAATTTTCCAGTTGCACTATGGCAGCAATATGCATCCCCGGTATGGATGGATATAAACCCATCAAATACATTGCAGAAAAATTCTGCACGAGAAGATAAAGATGAACGCCACATTTGCCCGCTACAACTCGAGGTTATAGAGAGATCTATAGATTTATGGAGCAATCCTGGCGACGTTATATACGATCCGTTTGGTGGCATAGGATCTACAGGATACGTTGCACTGAAAAGAGGCCGCAGAACTGTAATGAGTGAGTTGAAAGACAGCTATTACCGGCAGATGGTTTTGAATTGCAAATCTGTAGAAAACTATTCAGGAGACATGCCGCTATTTTGTGACACAATCACAGAAATAGAAACTCCAGAAAATACCAATAATGCTGACCATAAAGAAGAATGGAGTACTCAATGAAATTCTTCGTCAAGGGCACGCCGGTCCCGAAAGGATCGGCGAAAGCCTTCTACAACAAACACCTGGGCCGCGCTCAGGTCGTGCAGGACAACGCCGAGAGGCAGAAGCCGTGGGCCTCAGCTATCCACTACACGGCACAGCAGGCCGGGTGCCGTCCGATACATGGCGCGGTAAGGGTTGAATTGGCATTTCATATGCCGCGCCTCAAAGGCCATTTCCGGGCGAATGGGGATGTGAAAGGAAACGCCCCTGTCCACCACACGAAGAAGCCGGATAGTGACAAATTAACGCGCTGTGTTTTCGACGCACTGACCGGCGTGGCCTGGCTGGACGACTCGCAAGTGGCGGATTATTCGATGCGGAAATTTTACAGCGATACTCCAGGGGTTGAGATCGAAGTGGTTGAATTAGCGGAGAAATGGTAATGGATTCGGAACAGTGGCTTGCGGAAAATACCGAAATCGCCAATGGAGCATTAGAAAGATAACGGTTTAAGCGCACCCGCTCGTCGGGTGCCGCGTCTGGTTATCGGTAGGGGGTGTAGCGATGCAACACTTTACCCGAAACACAACGCAGGTCCTCCATTTCTGTCCGACCTGCAACAGACAGACCATGCACAGGGTCGATGACCGCAGACTTGGCCCATGCCTTGAACACGGAACGGATGGGCGGAGCAAGAAGCAGATCCAGGATGACGAGAAGCGGGAAGAGGAACGGAAGCAGGGGAAGCTGTTTTAAGCGGAGGGAATATGACACCGGAAGAGTGGCTAGGAATAACTGAAGGTTTATATCGGTATTCAAGTACAGGAGAAGCAAAACTCTTCGCTGAGGGTGCCGCCATCATCCGCGCCCTCCTCGCGGAGAGAGAGGAGATACAGGAAGCTATCAAACAAGACTCCCCGCTTCGGCTGGCGGCGACGGGTGACATGGAATGTGCGGCTGATTATGAGGCTAAGTTGGTGGTGGCGATAAGGGAGAGGAAGGGAAATGGCGTGTCCTAAATGCGGGTGCAGGGTAACTTACTGCTGCAACGATGATGATATGGGCCTTGATGAGTACGACATGGAGCGGTGTTCAGCGTGTGGGACCGTCTTTTACCTGATGGATGCTGCTGATGAAGACGACGAGTATGAATACGAGGTCTACTAATGGCCGCGCCTAGCGCATCCCGTCCCGACCGTTGCCATATATGCGGCAAACCCGCCTGTCAGGGAGATTGCCCCAAGTGTCAGAAAAGGAAGGAGTCCGAGTGCGACAGGGGCTTTTACCTGCCCTCCGTCATCAGCAGCGGAGATGGATTTATCAAGTGGGGATGGGTGTGCGGGGAGTGTTGGAAATAGGAAGTAAATAGCGGGGAAATTATGATTTCGTCTAAAGGCCGAATGATCCGCAAAGACATCAGCCGATCTCAAAAAATAGCCTCCTTGTCGAAAGAGGCGACTGTCCTGTTCGTGATGTTAATTCCCCACTTCTCAAGTTTTGGGAAGATGAACGGGTCGCCGTACTTTGTCAAGGGCGAGGTTGTCCCTCTCCTGGAATGGTTCACGATCCCACTTGTGGAAAGGTGTCTGAAGGAAATAAGTGAAAAAACAAATGTGAAATGGTTCACGGTTGGCGGATTATGGTACTTGCACAGTGTGAATTGGGAAGAACATCAAGAAATCCGCAAAGATAGAGTTGGAAAAGACGATCTGCCGGACTACTCCGGGACTACTCCGGGACTACTCCGGCATGAAGTAGAAGTAGAAGTAGAAGTAGAAGTAGAAGTTCAAGTAGAAGGTCAAGTTCAGAAACGTGTCGCGAATGAATCGCGACCAACTCCGAAAAAGAGGGCCACGCAATTATCCGATGAGGAATGGATGAAAAGCCTCAAATCAAACCCGGCCTATCAGGGAATCGACATCGAGGTACTGAAAGCGAAGATGGAAGCGTGGTGTGACCTGAAGGGCAAGAGGCCGACCAGGGCGAGGTTGCTGAACTGGCTTAACCGCGAAGATAGGCCGCTGTCTTCAGAAGGAAAGCCGGTAATCCAGGCATCAAGAGGAGCCGCGGGAGGGTTGGCACGGGTCGAGGAATTGCGCCGGCAACGGTTGGAAAAGGAGGCCGCTGAAAATGTTTGACCACATAAACGACGAGCGGTTCATTTTCGTGATGGCAGCATTGTCCGAGGCATACGGGCAAGAGACGAACCCGTTCAAGGAAAAGATTTATGCCAAGGCACTTGATGACATCCCTATCGAGCAGATTGAAGCCGCAGCGTGGGAAATCATCAGGACGCGAACCCTGTCCAGTTTCCCGAAGGCCAGCGAGATCCGCGAGTACCTGGGCGGGGGCAAGGCCGAGGATAAAGCCATCCTCGCTCTGGATACCCTGGAAAAGGCCATGTCATCCGTGGGCCAGTATCGAAGCGTCGTGTTCAGCGACCCGGTTATCATGGCCGCCGTCTACTCGATGGGCGGTTGGGTGAAGCTGTGCAGCATGGAAGCGGAAGAGTGGAAGTGGGCGAGGAAGGACTTCGAAAAAATCTACCGGGCTTTCATCTCGCAGGACAAGGCGAAGCTGCAAATCCCTGAGCATCTGGCAGGTTTCGCTGAGGCGACGAACAGCGCCAGAGGTCTGAATGTGGCCCCGGAGATCGCCTACGTCGGGGAGAGCAAGGTCCCGCTGCTCGGTACGGCAGGCGGACAATGAAGCGCCCACCGAGACCATGCCCGCGATGCGGCCGACTGCACAGCGAGAAGCAATGCCCGTACTGCCCACCACCGAAGGCATGGCAGAAGAACAACGAACCGACGCGGATGCGAGGCCGGAAGCTGCAGCGGGAACGGGAGCGTCTGTTCAGAGATAACCCACTTTGCGTCGAATGTGAGAAGCGCGGTATCATCAGGGTTGCGACGCAGAGGCATCACATCGTACCGCTTGCCGAGGGCGGACTTGATGTGCCGAGCAATACGCAAGGGCTTTGCGATGAGTGCCACAAGGCGAAGGTTGCAGAGGAGAGCAGGCGAGGGAAGGCTAGGGCGAGGACCGAAAATGAATAAAAAGACTATGAAAGCTGTTTATGGAAAGGTAGCGTTGACCAGAGCCTATTGTGTAAAATGCCAATGTTATGCCTTTGTCTTAGATGGCAAACTGGCTTGTTGTAATACTCCAATCACAAAACCAGAGACAGATATAGTCAAAAAGATGCTGCAAGGGAGTTTGCGTAGAGAACTATTAAGTCCAAACGAAAAGCGAAAGCTACTGGAAATGCAAAAACACAAATGCTTTTACTGTGATTGCGATTTAAACAGTTCCTGGTATATGGGCGGTCGCATGAAGGTGCCAAGAAAAATAACAATACAGTACGACCATGTAGTTCCTTGGGTATTTTCCAATAACGATGATTTGGACAATTTTGTAGCAGCGTGTAATGTCTGTAATATGATTAAAAAGGACAGGATATTCCCGACCATTGATAAACTGAGAGAATGGATATTGTGGAAGAGGGAGGATATGAATTATGAAATATTGTGAAGGGCGGGAGAGTTGTGCGGGACAGCTACCATTATTTAATAATATCAAACACATACCAGGGGCACCCTTATTCTTACCAACTTGTTGACCGGAAACCGGCGGGGTGCCCATTTTCTCACATGTCCATAACTTTTTAAGGAGTAGCTCATGGCACGACCAAGAAAACCAACGGAATTAAAATTGCTTAAAGGGACTGCGCGGCCATGCCGCATGAACCCCGACGAGCCGGATCAATCTTCCGGCCTACCTGTCGCACCATCCCATCTCGGAACCATAGCCAGGGAGCATTTCGATATTCTGGTCAAACGGATTGACGATATGGGCTATGCGTCAGACTCGTTTACCGAGGTGCTGGCCCTCGCGTCGGAGGCGTTCGAAACTTGGCAGTTATGCAACGCTGTTATCGCCGAGATCGGGATGGTCGGACTCATCCCCAACAGTTACGGCGATATCGTTCGGAAGGAAAACCCGGAGGTGGCGATCCGTCAAAAGGCGTGGCAGACATATCGAATGTGCCTCGTTGAAATGGGCTTGACTCCAGCAAGCAAATCAAAAGTATCCGCCAAGAAAAAAGAACCCGAAAAGAAAGGGAAATGGGCGCTATGACCCACACCCAAGCCGCAAACACTTATATCAAGCGCGTCCTGTCCGGCAAGATCCCATCCTGCAAGTGGGTAAAGCTAGCCTGCCAGCGCCAGAAAAACGACCTGGAAGCCAGTAAGAACAAGGCGTACCCCTTCACATTCAGCAAGGAGAAAGCCGAACGGGTGTGCAAATTCATCGAGAATCTGCCGCATACTAAGGGCGTTTGGGCGCAGCGGGGTGAGTTGATCCGCCTTAAGGACTGGCAATGCTTCATTTACACGACGCTGTACGGGTGGGTGAAGAGATCGGACGGCAACCGGCGCTTTCGTGAGGCTTATATTGAAGTCCCACGCAAAAACGGAAAATCGATACTCGGCGCCGGGACTGGCAACTACATGCTCGCCGCTGATGGTGAATATGGCGCGGAGGTCTACTCCGGAGCCAGCACCGAAAAACAGGCATGGGAAGTATTCCGCCCGGCAAAGCTGATGGTTGAGCGTGACGAAGAAATGAAAGCGCACTTCGGCATCCAGGTAAACGCAAAGACGCTGAACATACCCGCCGACATGAGCCGGTTTGAGCCGGTGATAGGCAAACCCGGCGACGGCGCCTCCCCCTCCTGCGCGATAATCGACGAATTCCACGAGCACGACACGGACGATCTCTACTCCACGATGAAGACCGGCATGGGCGCACGGTCGCAGCCAATGGCCTTCATCATCACCACGGCGGGGACGAATCTCGCCGGGCCATGCTACGCCATGCGGAGCGACGTGATAAAGGTGCTGGAAGGCTCCTACGATGCGCCGGACGTGTTCGGCATCATCTACACCCTGGATGACGAAGACGATTGGACCACCGAGGCCGCGCTCAGGAAGGCAAACCCGAATTACGGCGTGTCCGTTTCCGCCGAATTCCTCCTCTCGGAACAGCGCAAGGCGATCCAGTCGGCGCACCTCCAGAACAATTTCAAAACGAAGCACCTCAATATCTGGTGTTCGGCCAAGTCGGCGTTCTTCAACCTGCAGGATCTGGCGCGATGTGCGGATCTGAACCTGGCCGATACGGACTTCGAAGGCGAGGAGTGCATCATCGGCCTGGACCTCGCCAGTAAGATTGACATCGCGGCAAAGGCGAAGCTGTTCCACCGGGACGGCCACTATTATGCCTTCACCAGCTTATACATCCCGGAGGATACCGCAAACGACCCGGCAAACAAGATGTATCTGGCCTGGGCGCATGACGGACGCCTGACGCTTACACCCGGCAGCATGATTGACTATGATTTCATCGAGGGCGATCTGCGGGATGACGCCAAGCGGCACCAGGTAAAGGAAGTCCCGTTTGACCCTTGGAACGCCACGCAACTGGCCGGGCGGATGCTGAACGAAAATATCCCGATGGTTGAATACCGGATGACGGTGCAGAACTTTTCCGAGCCGATGAAACGCCTGGAGGCGCTCATCAAGGCCGGGCGGTTCCATTACAACGGCTGCCCGGTCCTGACCTGGATGTTTTCGAACGTAGTGGCGAAACTCGATAACAAAGACAACGTTTTTCCGTGCAAGGAAAATGAGAAGAACAAAATCGACGGCGTGATCGCGATACTGGCGGCGCTCGGTCGATGGGTTACGATGGTTGACGATGGGGGCAGCGCCTACGAGGGCCTATCCCCTGATGAGATCCAGTCCAGGATGTGTTTTTAAGGAGGTGATAATGACGGGATTACCCGAAAAAGCGTATTACCGACCCGACGAAATAGCGGCATATTTCAGCGTAACGCCCCGGACCGTTCTCAACTGGATTGATACTGGGAAATTACCGGCAGTCAAGATCGCCGGGACTACTGTGCGGATATCGCGTGATGCACTTGTGAGTTTGCTCAACGCAAAATAAAGTTAGAAAATCAAGAAAATCAAGAAAATCCTACCTATCTAAAACCCCTTATTTGCACTCAGAATAAGGGGTAATGATACGAAAACCCCTCGCATACATCATGAACGCGGCCGCAAGGCTGTTCAATCTGTCTTTGAACGACCCGAAGGCATGGGACCCGTCGCTCTGGCGGTTTGCCGGGGCGACCTCCGAATCAGGGGAGTGCGTAACCGAGCAGACGGCGCTTACCTATTCCGCCGTTTGGTGCGCCGTCAACCTGATTTCAGGAACAGTGTCAACCCTGCCGCTCCACCTCCTCAGAAATGACCGTCGAAAGACGATAAAAGCCACCGAAAACCCGATTTTCGACGTGCTTTATGCGCAGGCCAATCCAATCATGACCGCGCAGATTTACCGCGAGGTTGAAACCGCGCACCTGCTGACATGGGGTAATGCCTTCTCGGAAATAGTTCGGGACGGGTTCGGAAACGTGGTCGAACTGTGGCCGATCCCTCCGAACCGTGTCCGAATTGTGATGAAAGAGGGCGTTTTGACGTACCTGGTGCGCGTTGGTGGTGACGAAATAGCGCTGACCAGGGACAAAATCCTTCATGTTGCCGGGCCTGGCTTCGACGGTTTCATGGGTTATTCCGTTATTGCGATGGCGAGGAAGTCAATCGGCCTCGCGATGGCGATGGAGACGTTCGGAAGCCGGTTTTTCGGGGCTGGAACCCATCCGGGGCTAATCGTTTCGCATCCCGGCAAGATGAGTCCGCAGGCGCACGAAAGCCTGCAAACCGCCCTTACACAGTCATACAGCGGCCTCGGCCAGTCACACCGCCTCATGCTCCTTGAAGAGGGAATGAAACCTGAAAAACTAGGCGTTTCGCCCGAAGATTCGCAGTTTTTGGAGTCAAGACAGTTCCAGATTCCGGAAATTGCCCGCTGGTTCAACCTTCCTCCGCACAAATTGAAAGACCTTACAAAGAGCAGTTTCAGCAACATCGAGGCCGAACAGATCAGTTTTGTGGTTGACTCCATCCTTCCCTGGCTCGTCAGAAAAGAGCAGTGTTACAACTCGCAACTGCTCACAAAAGACCAGAGAACGAAGCAAAAACTGTATTTCCGGCACAATGTCGACGGTTTAATGCGCGGAAATGCGAAAGATCGCTCCGAATATTACAAGACAATGTGGAACAACGGCTTTATGACGCAGAACGAGGTGCGGGAAAAGGAGAACATGGACCCGGCAGAAGATCCAATCGCGGATCAGTTATTCGTTCCGTTGAATATGGTCCCTCTTGGCATGCTGAAGGAACAACTAGCAAAAAACGACCAAAAAACGCCCATCCCAGGCGATAAAAATACGGATACCGCAGCAAACAGGAGTCAATTATGAAATCTTCCCGGTATAACCGGAGTCCGTTCAACCGGCGAGTACATAACGGCCTCCGCATCGAGAACAAGAACGAAGAGGCTACGGTTTATCTGTTTGATGAGATTTCATGGTTCGGTGTTTCTGCTGATAAATTTGTCAAAGAGTTGCAGAACATCACAGCCGGGACTATTCACGTCCGTATCAACTCCCCTGGTGGGTCTGTATTCGATGGTACCGCCATATACAACGCCCTGAAACAGCACTCTGCAAGGGTAATAATCCACGTTGACGGCCTGGCCGCATCGATTGCGTCTGTGATTGTTATGGCAGGGGACGAGGTTGTTATGGGTGAAGGATCGTACCTGATGGTTCATGAGCCGTGGTCGATAATGATTGGAACCGCTGACGATTTTCGTCAGGAGGCTGATTTGCTCGACAAGGTGGGTGGCACTATATCAGGAATCTACCAGGGCAAGACCGGCAAGGACGCCCAGGAAATAAACGACATGATGGCCGCCGAAACCTGGCTCACCGCCGATGAAGCGGTTGCAATGGGATTCGCCGACAGGGTTGATAAAGGCGCAAGCGACGGCAAGAAGGCGCAGGCCAAGAACCTGTTTGACCTCTCCGTTTTTGCCAACGTGCCGGATGCGCTGATGGAATCGAAAGGCGTACCGGATGAAAGGACGTTAGAGCGCATCTTGAGAGATTCAGGATGCAGTAAAAAGCAGGCGCAAGCGATACTTGCAAAGGGGTACTCAGACGATTTGAGAGATTCAGATCCCGCCGATGATATTCCGCCGACTGAGCCTTTGAGAGATTCAGAGCCTACGCCGGTAAAAGCCAAGGATCGCACAGCAGAACTGCCTAAAAATATGCCGAGTGACGATACCGACTTTGAATTACAAGTCATTATGGCGCTTCAGAAAGCAAAAAATAATCATTTATCGCCGTAACGGCAAAAAGGAGTAATGCAATGAAAACGATTAGTCAATTGCAAGATGAAATCAAAAAGTACATGGCGAACGCTGCCGAGTTTGACGCCATCGCTACAGCACAAAACCGGAACTTGACTGAAGAGGAGATCGGGACCAAGAACGCTATTTTTGACCGAGTTAATCTGATGAAAAGGGAGATAGATAGTCGGCTCGAACAGGAGAGACTGCTTGCGGAACTTAGTGCGCCGCAGGACGCAGTAACACAGCCGAAGCCTGACGCGGCCGGCATCACCGTACCGAGGGATTCTCGTAGCGGCGACCGCTTTTCCTCTTTCGGTGAGCAGCTCATGGCAATCCGCAATGTCGGCTGTCCAGGTGGCCACGCCGATCCTCGGCTGTTTAATGCCGCAACCGGGCTTAATGAAGGCACCCCGTCTGATGGTGGCTTCCTTGTCCAGCAGGATTTCAGCACGGTGCTGCTCCAGGACGTGTTTGAAACCGGTGTACTTTCCTCACGGTGCCGGATGCAGCCTATTTCCGGTGGATCCAACGGTATCACCATCAACGGCGTTGATGAAACGTCCCGCGCCTCCTCCCGGTTCGGCGGCATCCTCGGGTACTGGCTGGATGAGGCAGGGGAGAAAACGGCCAGCCGTCCGAAATTCCGCAAAATAGAACTGAAACTCAAGAAGCTGATTGGTCTCTGCTACGCAACCGATGAGCTGCTCGACGATGCCCCGGCGCTTGGTTCTTTCATTGAGCAGGGATTTAAGAGCGAGTTCGGCTTCCTGGTTGACAACGCAATCGTAAACGGATCTGGCGCAGGACAGCCTCTCGGGATCCTTAATTCAGGGTGTCTGGTATCGGTTGCCAAGGAAGCGGGCCAGGGCGCAAAAACCATCCTCGCCGAAAACGTGATGAATATGTATTCCCGCATGTTCGCGGCATCGCGGTCCAATGCAGTGTGGCTCATCAATCAGGATATCGAACCGCAACTTTTCCAAATGAGCATCTCGGTTGGCACTGGCGGCATCCCGGTTTATATGCCTGCTGGCGGCCTTTCCGGCCTCCCATATGGAACCCTGTTCGGCCGTCCGGTCCTTCCGATCGAGCACGCGGCGACCCTCGGCACGCAGGGCGACATCATCTTTGCCGACCTCAACGGGTACGTCCTGGCGCAGAAGGACGGCATCAAGGCGGATACCTCCATTCACGTCAAATTCGTATATGACGAATCGGTGTTCCGTTTCGTGATGCGGATCGACGGCCAGCCGGTGCGTTCTACTCCGCTCACCCCGGCAAAGGGCAGCAATACCCAGTCCCATTTCATCACCCTCGACACCCGCGCATAATAACCTATCAGGGGCGGGCAACCGCCCCAAAAGGAGCACGATATGAAATTTGCAGAAGAGTATAAAATCGTACCGGTCCTGACCTCCGCCAATATCGGGGCCTCGACCGACTGCGACAGTATCGACATGAGCAAATACCACCGCGCCACGTTCATCGTAACCTGTGGCGCCACCACCGGCGATGTAACATTCACGCCGACCTCCGGCGCGACCGAAGGCGCGAAAACCGCCGCCGTCCCGCTGAAATATGCACTGGGCGGCGCAGCCATTGGGACCGCCGTCGCCGGCAGCACCGCATCATGTGACGTGCTCGGCGCTACCGGATCGCACGCGTCTGCCATCGCCCTCACCTGCACAACCAAGATGGTTGTCATCCAGATCGACGCGGCATCCATGACGCTCGGCCACAAGTGGTTGACCCTGACGTGTGCCGCAACTGCTGGCATCCTGCACGTGGTGGCAATACTCGAGCCGCGATTTACCGGCAACCGTTCAGCAACCGCGCTGAAATAGGGGGACACTATGAATTACTCACCATCTACACGTGAGCGCGTCGGGGATATGGTGCGCGGCCTGATCGTTGAAACCGCCACCCTGAATGCCACGGCGGCCCTTGTCAGTACACCCAAAGACCTTTTTACCGTCTATGGCCTGGTGCGCATCCTCACACTGGAAATGGAAGTCGTGACCGTGCTTGGCGCAGACGCGACAACCCTCACCTATTCCTTTGACGCCAGCAGCCCGGCAGTCGCGACAGCGGCAATATCGGGGGCCTCCGCATCATTGGCGAACCTGGCCGTGGCAAAGCGGGTCAAGCTGTCCGGTACGGCGCTTAACACCGCGCCGATTGTATCGGCAAACCCGGCAATCTCTTTGACTGCAAATGCATCCATCGACCTCGGCTGCATCAACGGGGTTGGCACAATCACCAGCACAGGCGGAACCGCCGATGCGACTTCCGGAACAGTCAAGTTCCGTGTTGCATACGTACCGATAACCGCTGGCGCTTATATCGCAGCGGCATAACCTTCCGGGGCCGGTCCGTATGACGGCCCCTCGGAGCACTACATGAAATCAATCGCAATCGCAACCATCGCCGCCGTGCTCTGCCTGTCGTTCGTGGCGCTGGCAACGCCTCCGGAGCTGCCGAAGGACGGCGCGAAAATCAAGATCATGGCCCACGCACCGAGCGCCGGGAAAGACCAGATCCTGACCGTAAATTCCACCACGGTGGATATGTCCAGTGATCTATCCTGGGGCGTCTACTCCCCCGTAGACTGCAAATTCCGCACGATGTCAACCTCGACGAAGGTTGGCGTGCAGAAAACAATCCCCTCCGGCGCATGGCACGTTCGTGGACTGCGGGACAGATCCAGGTTCGTCAATTACTCCGGATGCACCGCGGCGGAGTTGGAGCGTCAATGAAGACTGTCCAGTTCACAGCCCCGGCAACCGAGCCGATCTCCCTATCCGAGTTGAAAACGCACCTGCGCATTGACTCGGGGACGTTTGCTGGCAACGTGGATTCCACGCAATCCGTGGCGCCGGGTTCGCACGCTATCACCGAGGGCTATGCGCTGATCGGAACGGCGGTGGATGTGCTCGGTTATTCGGCACTGGTGCTGCTTGAATCCGGCACGAACGGGGCGACCGGAACGGTTGACGTGAAGATCCAGGAATCGGACGACAACATCACGTTCACGGACTGGACCGGGGGCGCGTTCACTCAGGTCACGACGGCGAACGATAACGCCACATATGAGATGGCCTACACCGGCACGAAGCAATATATCCGCGTCGCTTGCAAGGTCCTCCTGGCGGCCTGTGAATTCGGGGTCTCCGTGGTGCGTAATGCCGCAGCCGTGACCGAGGATGCATTACTGACGGCCATCATTACAGCGGCACGGGAACACATCGAGGACATTACCGGGCGGGCGCTCATTACGCAGGCCTGGGATTGCTACCTCGACGCATGGCCGGGATGGGGGAATAACATCGTCCTGCCATTCGGCAATCTGCAATCGGTAACGCACATCAAATGGACGGACTCGGACGGGGCCGAAACGACCCTGACAGAAAACACGGATTACCTCGTGGAGACGAGCGGCGACGGCAACGGGCGCATCGTGCTGCCGTATGGCGGGAGCTGGCCCTCCGGGACCTTGTACCCATCGAACCCGATTGTAATCCGGATCGTGTGCGGGTGGGCGTCGGCGGCCGCTGTGCCGTTCAAAATCAAAGCGGCGCTGCTGCTGGTGGCCGGCGACCTCTACGAAAACAGAGAAGCGCAGAATATCAGCAGCGCAGGGTACCAGCAGAACAGGGCGGTTGACATGCTCCTTGCCTCGTCCCGGTTATGGGTGAGGGTATGAGAGCGGGCAACCTCCGACACAGAATCACCATCGAGCAGAAGACCCTCGCCCGCGACACCTACGGCGGTGAGGTGGTTACGTGGACCACGTTTGCAACTGTATGGGCTGACATCCAGCCGTTGAACGGCCGCGAATTGATAGCGGCTCAAGCGGTGCAATCTGAAATCACCGGGAAAATTTTCATCCGCTATCTGCCGGGGGTCACGGCGGGGATGCGGGTTTCCTACTGCGGCAAATATTACGACATCCAGGTCCCTATCGACCCTGGCCTTAAACATCGAGAATTGCAGCTTCTTGTTTCCGAGGGGCTGACGAAATAGGGAGTCCCCATGAAACGCCTTCTCTTCCTCATCCTCTCCATCCTCCTCCTCGCGCCGCTGGCATACGCTGGTGGGTATGCAACAAAAAACACGGGGGTTCCGAAATGAAAAAAATCGTATTCATATTGAGTGTCTTTCTGTGCTGTTCGGGGTTTGGTTTCGTAAGTGGTGGCGCTCCTATTGCCACCGATGCCAGGGCAGGCAAAGTCAAACCTGGGAGAGGGTTAAGCGTTGCGTCTGATGGCACGCTTACCGTCACTGCCACATTCCCCTATGTTTCAGCAATTAATACAGACACTACGATTGGCAGTACTAATAGTGTCGTTGTTGTATCTGGAAATACTATTATAACTCTGCCGACTGCTGTTGGCGCGGTTGGTAAGCAATATATCATAATCAAAGCTGATAGCTCGGCAACGCAAACCACCGTTATAACAACATCAAGTCAGACAATAAACGGAATGCTCACTGTATACCTTAATACTCAATACGAAGTGTTGAGAGTTTTATCGGATAACTCCAACTGGTTAATATATTAGGGGGTGCATAATGTCGTCCAACTTGGTAACAATAGCAACATTACCTGCATTTTATAGCCGTGACATCGCGTGGTCAATCAAGGGTAGAAGTGATGCTGCGGATCGCTATACCATCTTGTCTCCAACTGCATTAGCGGTAAATGTAGGCGGGTTGGGTTATGTTCAAAATGCGCAAGCGTCTATTGATTTATCTGTGGTGGCAAATTGGGATACTGTGTCAGGCACCGACTACACGGTTGCAGCCACCCGTGCGGGCAAGGATTTCTACGTCTATGCCTGCCAGCAAGCAAGCTCGGCACCCAAACTGGTGCTGTCCGCCAACTCCACCGTACCGACCGGATACACCGCAGACAACAGCCGAAAGGTGGCAGGATTCCACTGCCTGTGCGTAGCGGCCGGCACTATCAGCGGCCATGCCCTGACCGGGTTCGTTGCCGGAGACATCCTGCCGGAATCGGTGTGGGACCTGTCGTTCCGGCCTGCCTGTTCTCCCGAGGGGATGGTCTACGACGCAAAATCGGATCTCTGGGTGGATATCTATTTAGCCTCCGGTACCGGCGCCTCGACTGCATCCGCATACAACGCCACTATTACCGACACCCGCAACTGGATGGATTTTGTGGACGACCTGGGAGCGGTCGGCAAACGATTGCTGACCGACCCTGAATTCCAGCTGGCCGCCTCAGGCAGTAATGAGGAAACCAACATCGCGGGCAGCGCGGACCCGGTCACCACTGGCGGGCACGTCGATACCGCCGGACGGCGCATGATATCCAGCATCGGCCTTGAAGACTGCTGCGGCGCCATGTACCAATGGCTGTTGGACCAGTCTTTCCGCTGCGACCCGGACGGCACCGTGCAGGCCGCGGGCCTGACGTTCACCGTCACCTATGCGGCATCTCCGGGCGGGAACCCGATTTACCTGAAGCAGAGCGCTGACGGCCAGTTCTATCTGGCTTGCACCATGGCCAGCGCAGCAGCGGACAAGCAGATAGGCCCTACCAACTACAAGGTGCCCATCAAACACGACGCCTCGGCCGCCACCGGGGCCATCGGCCAGGTGTACCACAACTCGGGCGGGACCAATCCGGTTAAGATTCTGTGCAACATCAGCACGATTGCGAAGGACGTGTTTCTGCCGAGCAACAATCCGACCTACTTCCTGCAAATCAAGCACGACGCCTCGGCAGCCACCAACGGGCGGGCACTGTACTATGACGACGCGGACAACAGGCTGGAATGTACTACCGCATCGGCGGCCAACGACTCGGCCGACCTGGCCCTGAACAGCCAGAGTTTCAACTGGTATGACCTTCCCGGCGCTAAAGGCAGCATTTACCGGCAGGGCAGCGTCGGAGACGTGAAGCTGCTGGCCGGCGGTTCTTGGTTTAATGGGGCGCTTGCCGGTTCGCGCTGCCGTTCTGCGGTTAACTATCGCTGGAGCACGTCTTCGACTTACGGTGCGCGCGGGTGCGCCCGGAGCCGGTAAACGTAGATCGTCAAACGTTCTTCGCGCACGTCATGCGCACTGCGTGTGCTCTTCACCGGCAGCGACGTGCTCATCGAGCAGATGGAGAAATATGGCGACCAGATACCGTTTGCGGCGACCATCAAAAAGATAGACAGGTACTACACCCTGTCGTGAGGTGACTATATGCGAGGCTTTCCGAAGCACCTGAACACACGGGCCGATTACGAATACGTGGCCGGCAATTTCCCGGCCGAAAAATGGCAGCCGCACTTTCAGTCTCTCCTGGATCAGCGGGCCGCGTGGATTCCAACCGGGGAGCTGAAGGAGGGCGAAAAGGTTGTGGAGAGTAAATCAGTCCGCGTCGCGGAAGTGCGCGACGAGACCGGCCAGACAGCGCTTGCGCGAGTCCGGGAGGAATTCCGGGACGATCCGAATGCTTTGATTGTGCGGCTTGGGTTTACGGTGGAGGGAGTCGAGAAGGCGCTGGCCGAATGAGACGGTGAGCGAGGACGGGAAAACTACGACCCCTTGCGTGTATCGGCAGGGTGCGGGACGAATCAGCGGGGAATGATATGACATGCGCGGAAACTGCCTGATATACGCACTCAGGAAGTGGTGGAGAGAGGGAGGCTACCTTGTTATACGCCGGTCTCACGCATCGCGGTTCATCCCTCACGTCCTGCATCTTGATGCTGATATGTGCGCACATAAGCGGTGCATGTCTCATTTTGTGCCGTGTCGTCAAAAGATGGATTGGAAGAAATTCGTACATAAGCTGTGGTTCACTGGAAAGGTGAAGAAAGGGGATTAAGGGGAGTCGAGATGACGCGACCTGATTACAGCGGCTGGCTGACGGATGAGGATGTGGCGCGGATTGTAACCGCAATGCACGCGGTTCCGCGCCAGTGCCAGTTTTCGGAAGAGGAACGGCAGATAATCCGCGACATGGCATCAGGGGGGAAACTGCTGAAAAAAGGGATAATCTACCTCCTTGTCGCCCTCGCCCTGTATGCCGTGATTGCCAAGTCTGCGCTATTGAAAGCGGCTCAGGTTGTGGGGTTGATAAAGTGATGGAATGTTACCGGCAGCAGACATGCCCCGTGCGGAACGGGAAAGCCTGCCAGGGCCGATTCTGCCGCGACACATGCCCTCACCTGACAAGGCTGGAGGAGGAAAATGGAATCGAACCAGCGGAGCTGTCCGAAGAACTGCCCCGCGAAAATGAGCGGGGCGATGGCGCATGTAACGAACCCTGATTGTGTATGGCGAGGCGTAGAAAATGGAACGCAGCCTGCTGATAAAAGAGAACCTGAAGCTGAAGAAGGAAATTGAAGTATTGACCGAAGCCCTGGCGCAGATGAGGGCGACGGCCGAGGCGCTGGCGCACATCAACACCTACACCTGCGAGAAAATGAACAGCCCGTTGAAATTGATTCCCGGAGGCAAAGAATGTCCTGCGACACCAGATGCCCCTTAGCAAATCAAGCGTGCGAAGATTGCACGAACAACGAGCCACCCGCAGACGGGCCAGATCCGGACATGCTGAAGCCGAGTGCACGGGATTATTTCCGGGCGGGAACATGGGGGATGTGAAGAAATGCCGGAATTGCGGCGGCGGTGATTTCTGGCAGTCGGCCCATACCGGCGACATGATTTGTCGGGTGTGTCATCCGCCGGCGCCGGGAGCGGAGAAGAGAAGTGAATAACTGGCCCCATCAAGAAAACTGCGCCTTGCACTACGGCAATCCCCGCGATGCCAAGTTCGAGCAGCGCAACATTGTCACCGTTCCGTTCCCGTGGCTCGCGGTCACATCATGGGACGGTAAGCGGGTGAAAGGTGCGCGGGTACATCGCGATTGCGCCAACAGTCTGGCGCGGATATTTGCCGTCATTTGGTCGGCTGCCGGAAACTCCCAGGACGTGATAAACGAGTGGGGGATGAACAAGTTCGGCGGCGGGTACGCCTTCCGGCAAATCAGGGGCGGCAAATCTCTTTCGATGCACGCCTATGGATGCGCGGTCGATTTCGACCCGGGACGGAACCCGCTCGGTGGACAGCATCCCCATTTTTCCGAATGCCCGATTGTGTTGGCGGCGTTTGATGTCGAGGGGTGGGTATGGGGCGGCAGTTGGCAGAGGAAAGACGGGATGCACTGGCAGGCGGCAAGGGTAGGGTAAGGATCGGGCTGAAAAAACGGCTCACAGAGCCTCTCAGCGCGTCTGGCGTGAAACGTAGTAAAACGCAAGTGAAACAAGGGGGTTACGCCATGTTTCAAAACATTTTCCTCAACTGGCTGACAGGAATGGCAGGAAAACGGCTCGATGGCAGAAAAACGCAGGTCGGCGGCGTGGCGCTCATCCTTGCGGCGCTCTGCCAAGTCATCATGGCCATGTTCCCGGACATTACCATACCCGGCATGGAGCATGTCGATTGGGATACCACCATCGGGATGGTGCGGGATGGCCTCGCGGCGTTTGGTGTGGGGATGACCGGTACGGGCGTAGTGCATAAAGCGTTCAAGGCCGGGCTGGCGTTACCGCCTCCTGCACCACAGCAACCGAAACCGCCGCAGCAATGGGATGGGAAAGCGCCGGGGCAAATGCTGTGAAATTCGCCATTCGGAAATCCTTCCTGTGCGACCCGGAATATTTTTTCATCCGGCTGTGGAAACGCCTGATCGGGCGAAAGGAGAAAAAGTATGTGGACGTATATCAAGGCAATGATGAGCAACATCGGTAATTTCCTCCTACCATTCGTAAAGATATTTTTGAGCAGTGTCGGCCCCGTACTGGCAAAGGCGGCGACCTCTGCCGTCAATACCTGCGCCGAGTCGATGTTGACCGCGAATGGCGATGAGAAGCGGACTGCGGCATATAACCTCATCGCCGACGAACTCAAGCAGGCGGGCGTCACGGCGACGGCGAACATGATCAACTCGGCCATCGAGGCGGCCGTGGCAAAGTTATACGAGGCGGAATAATGCCCGACATCAAGACCGGGACAATCCAGATCACCGGCCTGGCCGACCTTGAAAAGCGCCTCCGTGGTTTGTCTGACAAACTGGCAAAAAACGTATTGCGCGGGGCGGTAAGGGCGGGGGCGGCTGTGATCCAGAAGGAGGCGAAAGCACGGGTCCCTGTCGCGGCAAAGGCGCATTTGCTCAAGTCGTATAGGTCGAAATTGTTCAAAAATTACAAAGCGAAGAAATACGGAACGTGGATCCGCCCTGGCAATCTGAAGCGCAATATCAAGGTCCGCCCGAATAAAGAGATTTCAAGGGGCAAGATTACGTATTACGTCTACGTTTCCGATTTCGACAAAACAACATACTACTGGAAATTCTTGGAATTTGGGACAAGCAAGATGAAAGCGGCCAACGGAGGATCGGGATTCATGCGGCCGGCATTCGACACGCAGAAAGAGGCCGCAACCACGGCGATCCGCGATTACATGGCAAAGCGGATAGACAAGGAGCTGGGGAAGAAATGAAAACAGTCTTCAGAATAGAGGTAGATGGTATCTACACCAAAGTTTTTAGGGATGATGTCGAAATCAAGGATTTGACTAGATTCACATTCAAGGCGGAGCCGGGGGCTATCCCGGAGGTGGAGATGGGCCAGATTGTAAAGACGGATGGTGGCGAGGTCAAAAAGATAGACATTACGAGTATTGACTCCTCACGCAAAGAATACAAGGTGGTTAGTGATGCCCGTTGAAGGCGATCTGCAAACAGCACTCGGCGCTCTGGTATCGGGCCGCGCATATCCGGCCGGAGATGTCCCCGAACTATGCGAGACGCCGTATATCGCATATTCGGTTGTCACGAACGTGCCGATGGTATCTCTGGACGGTCCCACCGGAGCGGAGCGGCGCAGGGTACAGGTTGACGTATATGGCAGCAGTTACGGCGTGGTGAAGGCGCTGGAATCGTCGGTAAAGAGCGCGATGGCCGCGGCGGCAATCGTCAACGTGCCGCTCTACACCATGGACGAGCACGAGCCGGAAACCAGGCTGCACCGAGTCGTGATGGAGTTTTCAGTTTGGACCGTATAGGAAGGAGGATTTAACACCAACAAGGACCGTCGTGAGACAGGGCCGATTATAAACATGCACCGCTGCGACAGCGGAGCGAAAGGAGCCAAATCATGTCAGACAGTGCAATCACCACGCAGGGGACAACCCTGCACATCGAAGGCTCGGCGGCCTCCGCCGAAGTACTCACCGCGATAACCGTCGGTTATCCAACAATCCTTGCTATCACCGGCCATGCAGGCGTGGCGAACGGGGACGTAGTCACCCTGGCCGGATTCACCGGGGCGGACGCGGCGACGCTCAATAGCCTGACGTTCGTGGTCAAAAACTACGCCACCGGCGCTACCAACGACACGTTCGCCATCGATGTCAATACCGTCGGGAAAACCATCACAATCGACGCCGGGAACACCACGGCGACTCCGACCGCCTGGATCAAGGTCGGTGAAATCAAGGCCATCAACAACACTCCGGGAACCGCTCCGGACATCGACGTGACCGACCTTGACAGCACCCGCAAGGAGTACAAAGTGGGCCTGCCTGACTCCGGCAGCATCAGCATCGAGTTTTTTGCGCTCGATTCGGACACCGGTCAGGCCGCGATGCTGGCGGCGTATAACGCGCAGTCAACCAAGTCATTCAAAGTCACATATCCCTCCGGCAGCACCCCGATCCGCACGTTTAACGCATCGGTAAAGTCGTTCCCCGAAGTTGCCAACAGCATCACACCCGACGGCGTTATCAGCGGAACCGCTGAACTCAAAATGAGTGGGACAGTAACCGTCTCCTAAACCACACAGAAAGGCGTAAACGAATGGTACTGAACAGGGATTCAATTCTGCAAGCGCTGGACTTGAAAAGAGAGGTCGTGGAAGTTCCGGAGTGGGGCGGAACCGTCATCCTGACGGAACTATCCGCGGCCGACCGCCTCAAGTTCGGCGCGGCAATGGGCGGTAAGGATGATCAGCGCGTTTTCGTAGCGAAGGCCCTCACATGGTTCATTGTGGACGAAGGCGGGGATCGGATATTCACCGAGGACGACGCCGACATGTTGGCCGGGAAATCGCTTCCGGTCCTGCAAAGGCTGTGGGACGTGGCGGCGAAACTCAACGCCATGAAAACGGAAGGTGATGACGAAGTAAAAAACTGAAAGGCCAGCCGGAGCGTCTGTTTGCGTTCCGGCTGGCGCTTCACCTTGGTTATCCCCACCCTGATTACCTGCTGGCCTCGATGAGCAGCAGTCAGTTTTACGAATGGATGGTCTATGCCAGCACCGAGCCGTTTGGAGAATTCCGCGCAGAACTGAGGCACGGACAGCAAATGGCACTGACGGCAAACATGAACCGCGACACGAAGAAGAAGCGGGAACCGTTCACCCCGCAGGAATTCATGAACTTTATTGAGCAGCCAGCAAAGGAATATCAGCCCCTCGACCCTGCACGCATTGACCGGGAGGTGTTCGGATTATGAGCGGATCACTTGGAGAGCTTGTCGTATCTATTCGCGCCGATATTGCCCGGTTCCAAAGCGACATGGGGAAAATGCAGAAGTCGGCGCAGGACTCAGCGGATCGCATCTCCCGATCCCTTGGCGGTTTGGACGGGGCGATAAAAAAAGTCGGCTCTGCCTTCGCAGCACTCGGTATTGGACTATCCGCTGCGGCCCTCACCTCATGGGTCAAGGGCGCAATCGACGCGGCTGATGAATTGGCAAAAATGAGCCAGCGCGTCGGCCTCACCGTGCAGGAACTCGCCAAGCTGAATTATGCGGGATCCCTTGCGGATGTATCAATGGAGCAACTCGGCAAGGGTTTGAAGCAGCTCAGTAAAAACATGGTCGAGGCCGCAGGCGGATCGAAAGAGCAGGCCGCCGCATTCCGGGCGCTCGGCGTGGAATTCCGGAACGCAGACGGGAGCATGAGGAAGGTTCCGGAGGTATTCTCCGATATCGCCGAAAAGGTTTCCTTGCTTGATGACGGAGCGGTAAAAACGGCCATATCAATGAAAGTTTTCGGTAAGTCAGGGGCAGACCTGATCCCACTGCTGAATTCAGGGGCCAAGGGCTTACAGGAAATGTCTGCTGAGGCTGAAAGGCTCGGCCTGGTAATTGATGAGCGGACCGCGAAAGCCGCAGAGAACTTCAACGATAACCTGACGCGGTTACAATCGTCTGGAAAAGGGTTAGCGTTCGCCATCTCGGAGGTAATGCTTCCTCCGCTGGTCCAGCTAACCGACGAACTAAACAGGGTGGCTCAGGCCGACAACAAGTGGCTCAAAATCATTGGGTACATGCAGACAATCATCAAGTTACAGACGAACCCGCTGTCGTATGTCTGGGATCCGCTGGCGGGGGCAAAGAAAAAGCCGGGGTCAATCAGCGATATCGCCGGAGGGGTTGCCGGGGCGGCGGCGGGCGCTGCGGGGCAAATAAAGGCAGGCAAGACGAAGTCGGAACTAGCGCTGGAGAGGTATCTCAAAAGTCTTGAGACACCTACAAAATCGGGCCGAAGTTCTGGGGCCGCATCCAAGGCCGAAGCCGAAGCGAAACGCATCGCAGCCCTTAACGAGCGCATACAGGAACAGATCGCAAGGGCCAGCAAGGATCAATTGGCGCTTATCGACCTGGAGTCGGCAAAGTACCTTAAGGAAGGCGCGGATCGCATCCTGATTGAAAAGTGGGTGGCTACCGAAAAGGACAAAATCAACACGGAAGCCATGAAAGGGGCCTGGAAGAAACTGGAGGACAGCCAGAAGGAGCGCGTCGAATTTGAGAAAGAGCGGGCCCAACAGATTAACGCCAATACCCTTGCGGAAATCAGCAACAAGATGTCCCTGGTGGATATCGAAGAACAGTATTACAAGCTGACCGCAGGAGAAGCCGCCGCAAAACGGATAACGCTGCTTGGTGAACAACTGGCGCTTCATGAAAAGATCCGCGATGAGGTTGTCGGGTTCGGCCCGGAGGCACAGTCGTTACGACTCCAGGAGCAGAAAGAGATTGACGGCATTAACGCCCGGTTGCTGGAGCAGAACAAGATCATCACCGACCGCACGGCTATGGGCGGGTTCACGAACGCACTCAATGATTACATTGAAGCGGCTCGGAACATGGGGGCGCAGATCCAGGAAGCGACGACAAACGCTTTCAAGAACATGGAAGATGCCCTCGTCGATTTTGTCACCACCGGCAAGCTCAATTTCTCCAATCTGGTGGATTCCATCATCGCGGATCTGGCACGGATGACCATCAGGCAGAACATCACCGGGCCACTGGCGTCGGGCCTCAGTTCGGCGCTTTCTGGGTGGTTCGGTAGCGGGGTAAATATCGACACCTGGGGCGGCCTCCCCGGTGGCCTCCTGGGCGGATATGCAAGCGGCACGAATTACGTTCCGGAAACTGGACCGTACCTGCTCCACAAAGGCGAGGCGGTAATTCCGGCCGCACATAACAGTGGCGGCCTAACAATCAACGTTCCTGTCTCGGTCGCCGGCAATAACGCCCTGGCGTCGGATCTCCGGAACGAAATTGAACGAACAGTGATTGACGTAGTGCGGAGGCATAGCTGATGGCCCATCCAAGTATCGGAACATTCACGCCGAAAATCGGCCCCGGGTCAATGACCATCGTGCGGCCCGAAAAAAAGACCTCCGTGGTGGAAACGTATTCCAGTGTGGCTTATTTCTCCTGGGCGGCATCTATCGTCGGGAAAGTTATCGAACTCACATGGAACTGGATGGACGGAGAGGATTTCAACGCCCTGGATACCATCTATTCCGCCGATGCTGTAGTGGTGTTCGATCCGGGGGACGGCCTCGGCAAAACGTATAATGTCAATGTCCTGTCGGTAGACGGTAAATACTACAAGGGGACCGGCGTTACGACCGCATCCGTGCGGGTTGACGTTGTCTGCCGTCTCCTTGTCATGAGTCAGGTGGCATATCAGGTGGCATAATGGCACGAACTCTAAACGCAACCCTCCAAACTGCACAGACGGCCACCTCACGCCACCCTATATGTGAGTTGACCGTCGGCAAAGGGGCGGCGGATATCCCGTTCCCTGCGAATGCCGGTTTTTCCGCCGATGCCAACGAACAATACTACCCAACATCTACCGTATTGAGCGACGGCAAGATGGCCGTGTTTTACATCGGGAACAGCTACAGTGAGGTGCGCTGTCTATTTTCCGACGCGGCCCGCACTGCCTGGGGTAACTATTCTACGCTCTGGTCGGAATCGGGGACCAAGTGGAGTTATCTTGAATGCTGTCCACTCGATGACGGGAATATCGGGGCTGTCTCGTGGGGGTACGGCAGTTCAAGTACTGCCGAAAAATTGACCTCGTTCCGGGTTTCAACGGCCGGGGCGCTCCTCAACCGTACCGAAATAGAAAATACCGATACGGGTTCCTACACGAGGCAGGGCTGCTGTCTGGTCCATGCGGGAACGAATTCATACGCAATCATTTACATCAAATACAGCGGCGGGAATTACGTCGTTTACAAGCGAACGTCATCAGATTTTATTTCGTGGTCTGCCGCCTCCACCCTTACCATTCCGGGCCTCACCGCTGGCAGAGTGATAAAGGAGCCTGACCTCATCAAGCTGGCCGATGGTTCGTTCATGCTGCTGTTCAGCTACCAGGACACGGTAGACGGCGGAGGCTCTATCTATAATATCTGGTATTCGACCAGCGCCGACCTGACAACCTGGACCGACGCGGCACAACTTACAGATACCACCCTCAAGAGCCGAGACTATTATCAACCGAGCATCGTTCAGAAACAGAATGGATCACTGTTCGTTTCCGTCCAGGAAGCAAACAGCTACCTGTCTATGGACAGCGGCACAACCGGGTGGACCGGCTATGAATTCACCCCTTCCGATATGTGGATCGATACCGTCAACGGCAAGCTGTACGTGACATGCGTCCATTCGGACGCGTATCGTTCTGTTCAGGGATTCGCAAAAATCGACATTGCCACATGGACGGTTGATCAGAGTTATGACGGCACCAGCACGCCTGCGATCCCGGACTATTTTTTGACCACGAACTGGTGGGACAGCATGAAGGCGATTCACGATTCGGGCAACGGTCCCCTTGCGCCGATCCTCGGTGACGCCGGAATATGCCTCTTGAATTTCGATGAAGATAATTACCGGACGTTCATGTTCGCGGATAAATCGAGCTACGGTGAGGACTGCGCCAAAAACGTGAATTGGACGCCATATACCGGCAACTGGTCCGGGTATGACCCGACGGTAAACAAGTGCTGGGTCGATGTGGATAATAACAGACTTTACGTTTACCTGGCGAAGGGACATCTATACGACAATAATCTCCAGTTCGGTTACATCGACCTGGACCAGACAGGCCCGGATTATGACTTTACCACGCTAGTAACTCTGGGTATCGAGAACAGCAACCCGATATGGAATCAGTTCATGCGTGTGTATCCTGATGACGATATCCTGTTGATGGGCGGGTGCAACGTTACGCACGGCGGCCGACTGCTGCTGGTGAAGATAGGCGATAACGCCATCTATAAATATTACCGAGTGTCTGACCACCCCGATTTCCCGTATGGCGGCGTAATTGATGCAGTTCTGGTCGGAGACAAGGTTTTCGCTACAGTTTGCTACTGCCTGCATGACTCCGGCGAGGCGTATAAATACTGGCTCCTGGAGATCGACCTCACCACCGATGTCATGGTCTACCACTACCCTCCGCATACGTCTGATAAACGGTTCAACAGCGACACGCAATCGAACGGGTACCCATTCGGCCGCATTTATCATTCGGAGACCACCAGTGAATTGATAATTGACGGCTCATCAAACCCCGTCGTGTTCAACTATTCGACATACGCATGGGAGTATATTGATTATGACACGGAGGGGTCCGCACCGACTCCAGCAAACGATCCTTGGGAATATCTGATCTACGACGCGACCACGGACAATTATTTCGGGTACAAGAACGACGGTACGCTCTATTTGATGCCACGCGACGGCAGCGCTACCCGGGTGATGTATGTCACGGGCGAGAGCGGGACTTTTGAGGATCCTGAAATACTCATCTCGGGCTATACGAACACGCAGAATCAGATAGCACTCACCGAGACGAATGAAGTCTGGTCGTTCTGGCGGGACACGTCGGAGACCCACGCAAACATTTCCTGGGGCAAGACAGACGCGGATCTTGAGGTATCGGACTACCTGACGGGGGAGCTGACCGCGGAATGGAGTATCGACGGCACGCCGAACAAGTTGACGTTTTCCCTGTCTCACGGCCACCTGTTCGACCCGGCCAATGCCAATAGCATCTTGAGTTATTACCTGGAAAAGGGCAACATCGCGACGCTTCGTTTTGGGGATACGGTGAGCGGAACGAACTATTGGGAGAACCAAGGAACGTTTATTGTCAGAGAAATAAAACTCCGCTACAAGCGGGGGGAATACCCGACTGCGGAGGTGTCCTGTGAAGATGTCCGGTACCTGTGGGGCCTGCACCAGATAGCCGCAACACAGGTCACCGCAAGCAACCCTGACGACGCAATTATCAGCATCATTAAGGCAAACACGGCCCTTGAGGATGCCGATTTCGACATCCCCACTTTCAGCGGGGAATTTGAATTCGATGCCAATTGGATTGACAGGCCTCTGGCAGAGATAGTGGCCGACATCGCGCACCGCTGGCAGTATTTCCTGATCATGGACATGGACAATAAGGTGGCGGCCCGGCTTATCAACACGGAGGCGGCCGCTGATAATACCTATTCCTCTACGGCGCAGCTCATAGAATTTACGCCCGACGACTCATTCGGGGACCTGACGAACCGCATCACCGTGACCGGTCAATCTCTCGATGACATCGAGGTGCTATATTCTGAGGAACGGCTAGGAGGTTTGGCCGGAACAATCGGCTGGTGGGGGTTCAACGGAAACCGGACGGTTTACTACTCGGACGACCGCAGCAAGCGGGCGAAGTTCCCGCGGCTGAAAATCATCGAAAGCTCAACATCCATTATGTTCGACCTGGCAGGAAGCGTCACCGAGTCAATAAGCGACACAGACCCATTTAATAAATATTGCGTCGTCTCCATCGAGGCTCCGAACCTGACGCCGATCCTCGTGGCAGCAATCGCCGGGTGGGTGTCGGCTCATTACATTCCGGACAAGGTGGCGTCAACCGTGGCGGGACTTACAATTCCATGGGGGAGGGTAATTGAAAGTACGTTTTTGCTTATTGCCCTGAACGTACTCGGCAGCGTCGCCAACTACCAGTTTGAAATATGGGGTCGTCCGATGGGTTACGTGAAGCGCGATTACGCAGCCAGCGCCGACGATGTTACCCTGCAGGAAAAGCTCGGAATGGTCGTTGAGGAGCGGCATGAGGGGTTTCTTTGCTACACACAGGATATGTGCCAGACGGTCGCTGATTTTGAGATGCTCTTGGCTCAATGCCAACGAAACCGGGTATCATTCAGCAAGACGGCCCACCTGCAGGATGAGGTCGGGGATATTCTGTCGGTGCCACATCCCTATACCGGTAACGCCCTTAAAATTCTGGTCGCTGGCCTGAAGCGCCGGTATCTGCCGGGGAATGACGGCCATTTCCTCGATGAAATAGAGGGGTGGAATGTATCATGACGAGCAGACTCCGGAAGCGTATAATCCGAGATAAAGTCCGGCGGGAGGTGCTAGGGCGCCGAGAGACGATGGACGCCATTCTGTGGGATATCCTTACAGATCGCCTGTGCCGGGTCAAGGTTCTAGGCAGCAACACCCTCCTGGTCGCCCGGTACAACGAGAATCTGGAGCAAAAGCCCGCATGGATGAAACCCGGCAATGCCGTAAAACTCCTCCACACCGGAGGAAACCGGCACCTGCTGGAGATTGTCGGATCGGGCCAGGCGATTCCGAACCCGACCGGCGCGGCCATGCTCCCGACAGCCGAGGCAGGAGAGGATACCGTTTTGCAAGTGGAAAGCGTAACGCTTCCATCCGGGACCTCGGTAACGAATGACTACACGTCCAGCCTGATGGCGTATCCGTTCGAAACCGCTTGCATGAAAGTATGGGTTGCTGTCGGAGTATACCGGATCGGCGGGGTGATTTATGCCGCGGAAACGATGACTCTGAACGAAAGCAACATTGCGGATCTCACCTGTGGAGCGCCTATTGACGAGATACATGCAGCCGTAACGATAGGCACAGCGCACGCGACCCTGTACCGGATTGACTCAATCGTCATCGGCGCCGACGGGGTGGTTGACGTGGTGGCCGGCACCGAGGCGGCAACGCCGGTTGCCCCGGATACTCCGACAAGCCACGTGCTTTGTGCCACCGTCCTGATTCCACCGGGGGCAACGGCAATTTACGGCTGGCAAATCAACAAGGCGTTCACGCCGGCGGTCCCGGTACTGCTTACCACTTCCGTCGCAGACGCGGATCTCGCCTATGCGCAGCACTCGACGACGATAACCGTATCGGTTGACGACCAATACGGCAATGATTACAAACTGGCTTCCGTCTCCATGCGGGCGGAAATCGAATCGGGGACGGGGTTTATTGACGGCGATACCAGTTCCACGCAGACGACGCCGAGCGGGACCAACTCCGTCACGTTCACTTATTCGAGGGATCTGGAAACATATACGTACACGGAAGATCCGGAAGATCCGGTGGAATCCAGCCCCGTCATTGCGATCTCTCTGATACAGAATCCGAACATTATATCGAAAACGTATATCATCCTGCGCGACAGCACCGGTGCGCTACTCCCGTGAGGCGACAAATGGAAACGGAAATTATCGAACTATTGAAAGAGATTCGGGACGAACTGAAAAAGCTGACGGCGCAGGTCCAGAATACATCGAGCCGCGATTACCAGCAGGAGGCCGCGCAGATGGTGTCAACCATTATGTCGTCTGTCATGGGAGGGATGAAAAATGGGAAGTAATTTTCATACGCCGTGGACAACGGCAACCAGAAGCCGGGCATCGGAACTTAACGTGCCACTGGCCGCGCTTGATAAACAGTTATCCTACCAACAAAACATGATTATCCACTGCGACGGGGATATATCGTATGACGCCAGCACCGGCGTCCTCTCCTGGTCTGACACCCTGCGCGTCTTGTTTAACACCGCGGCCGGGCTGGTGGTCCAGAACACCATTGCAACGGGCGACGTGACCCTTGCGGACAATGAATTCGCTTATGTCACCCTCAATGAAACGAACGACACCGCGCTGACCGTCTCAAAGGCGGCCATCACCACGGGGGAGGCCTCCGGGTTCGTGGCCGTCGGGCGTGTCGTGCTGGCATACCGCAACAGCTCGAGCGACGAGTGTTTCATGGTGGCCATGCCTCGGCAACATATAAACTTTGGGACCGTTGCAACAAAGGGTTTCTGGTCCGGCACGCAGGCGCAGTACGATAGTCTTGGTTCGTACGATTCCAACACGCTGTATTTCATCACGGGGTGAGAAATGAGTTTCTACCAAAAGAAGAATTTTGCTGCTTCAACGCTCGGTTCAGGTATTTCGGATTCCGCAACATCGGTGGCGCTGGCTACAGGCGGCGGCGCGAAATTTCCGGCAACCGGTACGTTTCCGTGCGTTATCTGGGACGCCAGCTATGCGTCACCCGACCTGGATTCAACCGCCGAGATAGTCCTTGTAACGGCCAGGACAAGCGATACTCTTACAGTGACGAGGGCGGCGGAAAGTACCATTGCAAAAGCGTGGGACTCAGGCGACAAGATAGCGCTCACGATAACATCCGGAATGCTGGGGCAATATGATGACGCTCTAACCGCTATCTATAACAGCGCTGTGTCCGGATCGGATACCAATTCAGTAACTATTCCGGATCTGAACATTCTCCCTGGCGAGGTCTATAAATTATATGCGCAGGTCAAAAACAACCTGACATCCGGCGCTGATTTGAAATTTTATCAGGGATCGGATTCTGATTCAAATTACAGGTGTACGCATATTGAGAGGGGCCAGTCTGATTTTGCCACCAACAACGGCAGCTATTCGTCAGTCGGGTATATTACGGAAGGCGTTTCCGAGGGGTACGCATCTAACTTTATCGAGGCGACAATATGCCTACATATCTCTGGGAGGCTACAGGTAGTGGCCCGCAAGGTTGCGATCAGGTCGGACAATGATGTTTATAACGACGATTTTAGGGCGTTTTCAAGGACGGCGACGGTATCCAGCGTAACATCAATCACATTGTCAACGGGGTCCACCAACGTTCTGGGGGTAGGTTCTAAGTTCACCCTCATAAAAGTGATCTAGGGGCGAACCATGATAGGCACTAATCAACTTGGAACGACGAGTCTAGGCAATACCTATGTCGATGAGGATCCACCGTACCATCCGGAACAGCAGACGCTAAACATTTACATCGGATCGCAACGGGTCCTTAAGTTGTATCTAGGAACAACGGAAGTCAGCAACGTATTATTTGGATAACCCACCCCACATTCCCACCACCACACCCCACCCCACCATTGCCCGGCATCGCGTCCGGGCTTTTTTATGGCTGCCTCCTCTGCCGAAATTATTATTACGTGGTACAAAAAAATCTATTGACAAATGAAATTCTTGTGGTACAATATAATCAAAAGATGGACAAAACAAACCACAAGGAGGAAGTCATGAAAAGTTATGCAATCGCAATAGGGGCAAGCGCGGCGAGGAATTGCCAGTTTACGGCTGAAGGATTTACCACCATCGAAGCCGCGAAAGAGGCCGCGAAAGAATTTGCATCCGGTTGTCTGGCACAAATCATCGTCGTGGAAAACGATGAGTGGCAAGAAGGCGAGTGGGATCGCACCCAGGTTGCTGAAGGGTGGCATGACGCCGGAACGATGGAGCGCGGGGAGATCGTGTGGAAATGAGAGGCGGACTGAGAAAGGGAGCCGGGCGAAAGCCCGGCAGTCCCAACAAGGAAATGAAGACAGACGCAAGACGAGAAGTTGCACGGGTGCGCCTTTCCGATGCTGAGAAAGCGGAGATCGTCCGTTGCCTCTCCATCACTGGTGAATCGGAGAGTGAGTTTGTGCGCGGCGCCATCGCCATGCGCTGCAAGAAGATCAAGTAGCTGGCCAATTCTGGACAACTGGCAACAAAAAAGGGATACGAGAAACCTCGTAACCCTTTGATTTTATGGTGGAGCTGATCAGGATCGAACTGACGACCTCTTGAATGCCATTTAATCGTTCCATGCCTGTAAGCCCTTGACTATCTAGCCTTTGCGGGCTTTTTGCTGTTGGCCATCTGGCCAGCTGATTTATTTCCTTTCAATTCCTCTTTCATCCTTTCCATATGTAAAATCAGGGCTTTCTGGCCGGTCTTCACCTGGTCGATGGTATATTTCACGTAGATGAGTGTTGACCGTATATCCTTCTGCCGGAGATGCGCCTGCACCGCCTTAATATCGCCCGTGGCCGCGTACAGGTATGTTGCCGAGGCATGGCGGAACAGGTGCGGATGAATATGGACGCCAGCCTTATTACAGGCGTTCCTGAGGCATTTCTTGAGGCTTCCGTATGGCAATCCCTCCGGGGCCTCCTCTGAGACCGTGCGAGGATTCAGGAACACCCACCCGCCGAGTTTCCTTAAATGCTTGGCCTCTCGTATCGCCCTGATTTTCTCTCCCAACTTCATGCCCTTATCCTCGTTTAAAAAAAATATTCATATCAATGACATTTTATGTTGACAATCCAAACTGAATTGATATAAAGTCAACTCAGTTGGAATAAGTAATCACAGTTACTATATTGTGTAACTATTATACCATTAGTAGGGGGTATGTCAAATTGAGTTTGAAGCCAACCATTCGAAACATCAGGAAGGCCGGAATGACCGTCAAGGGCTGGACGGAGAAAAATAAATATCCGTACCAGACCGTAATCAAGATCCTCAATGGATACGTAGGGAAACGCCGGATCGGGCTGACGCATGAAATCCTGAAGAAACTCAAGAAGGACGGGTTTCTGGAGGAGGACGCCGCATAAAAAATGCGCATGGTTTGGCATGGCGAAGCATGGCTGGACAAGGTAGGGCCGGGCTTGGCAAGGCAGGGACAACAAAAAAGGAGACAAAAATGGAACAGGTAAAAGTGACGCTGAATGGGATCTCACCGCTACTGATGCACAGCTACAGGTACAGCAATCCGCTGGACCCGCTGACAAAACAGCACAGGGAGTTGACCGGGAAGCGCAAGAAGACCGACGAGGATCACGAGGCTATTGCGTACAGCGAATGGCGCGGGGGACTGTATTTTGATGATGCCATAGGCCCCTTTCTCCCGGCCATGAACATCGAAAGCATGTTGGTGACTGCTGCGAAGTTGCAGAAACTCGGAAGCAAGTTCAAGCAGGGGATAATGGTCCTTCAGGACAAAATACGACTTGAATACCCAGGCCCAAGAGACGTTAAAGGTCTTTTTGACGGGGGGTTTATAGATATGCGGTCCGTAAAGGTGCAACAGGCCAGACTGCAAAGATGCAGGCCGAAATTTGAAACATGGTCATGCACCTTCGATCTGGCTTTCAACCCAGCGATCATCGACCGGCGTGAAATAGTGAAAGCTGTTGAAGACGCCGGGGCAATGGTAGGGCTTGGGGATTTCAGGCCACGCTTCGGGAGGTTTGAGGCTGTGGTTAAGTAGCGCAAAAGTTGCGGCACGGCAGGGTCCGGCTTGGCTTGGCTGGGCTGGGCCGGGCCCGGCGGGGCGGGGTCTGGCGGGGCAGGGCTAGGCTAGGCGAGGGAATTTAAAAAGGAGGTAATCATGCAGGAAACAAAGTTGTATCCACTCTGGAAAGAAGCGGCCAAGGCATTTATAGAGGCTGGAATGGATCAGCCCGGCACGATAATCACAGAAGAGTGGAAGATTGTTCAATTCGGGCTGGAAAAACCGCAGATCGCAACAGTAGAAGAAGTTCAAAAATTCACCCTCAACCTCCTATCTTCATTCGAATCATTCCGGGAGGAACTCCTCACAAATTATCAAGTACACCTGAAGCCAGTAGGCAAGGGCGCGCACATAGTCCTGGCCGCGAATGAGCAAACCTCGGAAGCATGGCAGCAGGGCGTCTCCGATATCAAAAAAGCAATGTCGAAAATGCGGCAAAGGCTAACAAACGTCAGTCTTGATCAACTCACCGTGGAAGAACGCAAGGAAAACGCCAATGCACTGGCCCGCATGTCATTACTCGCGGGCATGTACAAAAGAGCTCGCAGAAAAGAGATTGAATAACGATATGCCCCACAAAACCACCGAGGGTTTCCTCTCCGCCATCGGTGTGGGCGCAGCCCCTCCCGCCGTTGATGATATGTAGCCCTCAGCGGGAGGGGTAACGGGTGCAAGGAGTTACGATGACATTG